GGTATAAGCCATGGAACGAGCTAACGCCTTGGTATAACGACCAGATAGGCTGTCATACAAGTTGTCCTCAATTGCCTCTTCCGTTAGGGAGAAACCTTGAGCAATCGTTACGTGGGTGTAGCGAGCTGTGAAAGCCTCTTGTGCATTGTCATAAGCGATGGCAGAACCTTCGTTTTTGACTGGTGCAGCTGAGAAGCCAGACAGTTTTACTTCTTCTTCAAAAGAACGCTCAGAGGTCTCTGTTTCGTAGATCTCTTTATGTTCTTCACCGTAGCGAGCATACTCTAAACCGAACAAAGCGTTCAAGCCTGGGAGGAGCTCTTTTAGTAGTTGGGCACGAGAAATAGCCATTTTTTAGCTCCTATTAGGCTGCGTAATCGATCGCTGTTGGGCGAAGGATTTGCGGATTGTTCAACTTCACTACTACTTCAGTGAAGGCGTTTGTACCAGTAGCTGTTTCTGGAATTACGGAAACGGCACGAACTGGCAGGGTTGCTGCGTTACCTGCGTTGTCAGTAGCAACAAGAACACCAAACCCAGAGTTACCAGTAGTAGTGCTACCTGTACCTTGGTCGATTGCCATGTTTACACCAACGATGCTTTGGTTAACGGTTGTTACAACGCTGTTTGAAAATACAACAGCTACCTGAAAAGCAGCCATAGGATCGTCAACAATGTAGCCAATAGCAGATGTTGCAGCAGCATTACCTGGGTAGTACTGAGCTTGAACTGTTTGACCTTGAGCATTTACATACTGGCAGCCCATAAATACACCATAAGTGTAGTTAGCAGCTGAAGTTGTAGAGTCGTTTGTAACGCCTGATACTGCAATAGTGCCACCATCGACTAAAGCCACAATGTCCCCGTTAAAAATTGGAGTGTTATAAGTACTCGCAATTGGCAATTGACGGGTTGCACCAGCGTAGGGTTTGCCATCCACGCTGTTGATTGGGCGTAAGCCGTAGGGAGCTGTTACGCTTGGATAAGCCATAATAAATCTCCTAAATTAAAAATTAACCACCTTTTCCAAAAGAACCCACAGTAACCTTACCTTCATTGAAGAGAGGCATACGAGGATCATTCTGGCGCATAAGAGCGTTCTCCACAGCCTTCATTTGAGCATTAGCTTGGTCAGAGTAATAAGTATTACGCTGAGCTACAAACTCAACTGGGGTTTTGCAAAGTAACAGCCCGCCAATCTCAATGTTGTCTTTGTATCGACTTGCTGGATCAGCTAACAGTTTAAATCTGGGTTGTTCTTCAATTGGAACAGGCTCCCAATACTCACGGAGTTTGGCCGAAAGATTGCGAGGATCTGCTTGATTCAAAGTTGAAACACGCACCCACCGATATTTGTAGCCAGGTTGCTTGTCTGGTTCAGGAAGTAATTCAGCCGGTGCCCACTGCTTTGGGCGCTCAGTCAACAATCGTTCCTCAAGCTCACGCGGTTTTCTGTTTTCAGCCATTTGCGGCCTCCAATTTGATTTTTTCCGCAGCAAATTGCTCCGGTGTTAAGTTAAATTTCTTTGCCAAATTAAGTTCACCAGGGGTTAACCTAACTCGTTTTGCGGATGTTGTCCGTGTAGCTGGCGCAACCACCGAGCTTTTTCGGCTAGGCCGATCTTCTTGTTCCTCTGCGTCCTCAAATTTCTCTGGGAACCGCTTGCGGATTGTATTGTTTAACCTGGAGTAATACTCCTGTGATGAAACTCTAACCCCTTCGCGTTGCATCTTCTCGTGAAGACCCAAAGCCAAACTGGTCATCTCTTCATCTTCCCCAAACCAAGGGTTTTCCTGTTGCCAAGCCACAGCAGACGGATCTGGTGGGGGCCGTTGGGCACGGGGTTGAGGCGTTTGTACCACATTTTCGACAGTTTCTTCAGCTGGAGGGCGAAAATTTCTTACTTTATCAATTTTTAATGTTGCTTCCGTAAGACGTTCTTGCGCCTCCATTACCTTATCGGTATCCCCAGAATCATAAGCTTCCCGGTAGGCTTTCTTGGCAGACTCAAGCTCCATTTCCACTGTTTTAGTAACAGAATAAAGAACATTTTTTTCACTGTTGTTAAGGTTAGACTTGAGCCTTTTGTTCTCATCCATTAACCTTTTAGCGAACTCAACGGTTTCAGCTTGTTCACGCAAGGCAGTGTCTTTTTCCCTACGCTCGTCATGTGCAAGCTTCTTCATTTGAAGAAGTTTTTTCTTTACTTTTGTAGAGTAATCTTCTAGCTCGTCGTTATAAAGGTCTTCCTTTATTTTTTCAGGTAAAGGTGTTTTATTTCGATCTTCAGTAGGAGTTTTATCCTCTACTTCAACAATTATTTCATCATCAAGATCATTATCCTGCTCGTCAGGAAATTTAAAATCAGACATATTAGCTCCTTATTTGCGGCGGATACCGCGTGGATCTTCAACTACACCCTCAACAGAGTCATCGTTAATTACACGAAACTCTTTGCCGTGGATAATTAGCCGGGTTCCTGCGTGTGGTCTAACCAGGATAAAGTCGCCTGCTTTGCAGTATGGGCCAGAGGGAAATCGGGTTGCATCTTTGTAGCAATCCGGTCCTAAGTCCACGACAAACAATACCGTTGTTAGTAATTCTTCGTTACGAATAGCTTCATCAGATTTAAGCAATCCAAGTTCACTTTCATATTCTTTTTCCACTTCTGGAATGGCGCACAAAATGCGGTAGCCGGACGGCTTTGGTAGCTGTTTGGCTTTTTGTTCCGCGCCCTTGTTCATTATCTGAGACAAGTCCACGGCTTTAATTAAATTACTCATCGTCATTGGTTTTCAATCTTTCTTGTAGGTCTGAGATAAATAAACGTGCGGTAAGCAGACCTTTAACCTCGCCGCACATTTTCTTGTACTCCGAAAAATCCCCAGCGTTGCCATCCGCTAAAGCTATTTGGAGTTGGGATACTTTGTCATCTATCTTTTTAGATAGATGTTGTAGGTAGTTATCAATCATTGGTTACGTCCAACAAGGTTGCTTAATATGCGCTGGCGCTCAATCTCATTATGTGCATCCAGTTCTTTTTGGGACTTTACAAAGTCCGTTTGAATCCTGGTCATGTCCACTTCTTTTTGAGTTTGAATACGCTCTCGTTCAATCTGCTGCTGGCTAGTTTTTAGCTGAGTGTCAATCTGGTCTTTCTGTTGCTTGCGCTGTTGCTCCGCACCCTTGATCTGCAACTCTTGTTGTTGCATTTGGATAAGTGGATCTTGTGCCAATTGTTGAGCCTGGGCTTGTTGGGCTTGTGCTGTATTGGCCTGCATAACCTGTGCGCTTGCTTGGGCAACCAGCCGCGATAGCTGGACTTCAACATCATCTGGAAGACGCTCATTAGGCGACGGCATTGGTACGCCCATTTGCTTCTCAATCATTGTGCGATAGTAGAAGCCAAGGTGATCTGCAATATGCGCTTGCAATGCAGCCATGATCATGTTTGCTTGTGGGTTTTGCCCAATGGTCTTCATTACAAGGGGATCTTGCATGAACATTTGGTGCGCCGCAATATGAGCCTGCTGGTCCTGGGTGATAAACGCTTTTAGAGGTTTACCATTTAAAGCATTCATGTTCTCGCTAATTGGGTCTACAGGCATTTCATCATCGGGTAGTGGAACTAGCTTCTCCGCATTCTTAATTCCCAACACATCTAGCATTTGGCGGTGCAGTTGTGGTAGGTCATAGATCTGAGGAGCCATCTGAGCCAATTGAATAACCGCCTGATACTGCACAATCTTTTGCGCCATCGTTGCGGCGTTAGGATCAGAGACAGGGATAACTGTTACTAAATCGTAGTCAGACTTTTTGGCTTTGGGTGAACCTTCTTCTGGTTCATAGTTGTACTCAGAAGGTGTGTAATCACGAATGATGTCGCGTAGCAGTACCAACTCTTGCTTGAACGAGTAGTGAATGCGCGCCTGGACGGCAGTCATTACTTTTAGTGTGCGCTCAAGGATAGCCAGCGTAGTACCAACGGGAGAGTTGGCCGACATGTCTGCAACTTGGATATCGGCAGCAGAGGCAAACTTACGACCTTCATCCACAATCTTGTCAAGAAGCATTGCCAACACCTGACTTGGCTCCTTGTAGGGAAGAGCCATGATGTTCTCAGCAATAGTCCCGCTGGGTACGTCAACATCCCTCCACTCAGCTGGTCCGATAGGTGTATCGTCACCCTTAACACGAAGCCCGCGTGTTTTAAAACCTCCGGGAAGGTTTGCCAGGGTACCTGCATCCACTAATTGGCGAAGAATAGAAGTTCCAGACTTGGCAAACGCACCAATAAGATGGATAAGACCAAAACAGTAGAAGCCAAAGCCGGGAACGTAGCCGTAATGGACAAAATGCTGTCTTTTAGACTTTAATTTATCGTCTTTTTCCCAATTGCGGCGGATGGCCAGACACTTGCTGCTACCTTTTTCAATCGTAACAATATAAGGCAGAGCAATTCCTGTTTCCTCCCCGTGTTTGTCTGTATCTTCGTACCCTTCAAGGTCCAAATTTACGTTCATCTCAAGGATTTTAAAGCGGTCATCCGTCTGCGCGCGAAATCCCATCTTCTCGGCAATCTTTTTCTCTACTTCATCCAAGATATTGTCCGGCTCACCCAGATCTATGTCGGCATAAAAGCCGGCAACCTGTAGTTTGCGTAGTTCATTTTCGGTTTTACGCATAACATGGGTAATACGCTCAGCCGTTTGTAAGTCTGACGCGCCGTAAGGAACCACGAGGTCTTCAGCCGTAACAAAAATAGATGTCTGGCGGTCCAGGTTGGGGTCAAAGTAGACTTTCTTAAACGCATTTCCCGCCAATCCCAAGCCCCACAACATGCGCTCATGCTCCGGCCTGAACTCAGTCATTACGTCGGTTAGTTCATAGTTCATGTCAGCAGCTACACGGGTAGCGGCTTGCTTTTTCTCAGGTGTCTCCTTACCGATAATCTGAGTCTTCACCGGGCCGGCTGCCGGAAAGGTACTCATCATTACTTCGGCCTGGAACTTAACTACAGCTTCTGAAAGAAGTGGGTGATACACACCGCAAGCGCCAATCCAAGGATCTGCACGCTCTTCAATCTTCATTCCCAAAAGTTCAAGACCATCAACATAGGTCTGCATCCAATCTTTACGAGAGTTAATGTCGTCATCAAAATCACTAAGCAGATCACTGACCAACTTAGCAACAACATCGTCAGGTAGATCCTCTACAAGGTTGGCTTCAAAGTCATCTTCATCGCTGCCTATCTCTATCTCAATATCACCAGCCTTAATACTTACTGACTCTGGATCTTCAATCTCAATCTCAATGTCTGGTTGGGCCAAGGACTCAATGCCTTGGGGAGCGGCGTATAGTGATTTTTCAATGGACATATTAATCCTTAGTAATAAGATACCTTGCGCCTAAACGCACGAATTTCGTCTTGCTCATCTGTCTGCAAACGAATAAAACCGCCTTTTCTAAACCTGATTAATGCCTGGGTGGCGGAGTCAACCAAGTCATCATTCTCCGCATTAGGGAAAGAGGCCATCTCTTCTATTAGCTCATCAGCCCATCTAGTAGGCGGTGCCCAAACTTTCCCACTCGCAAAAAGATCTGATACAGAGTTAATCCTTACCATCTTATCATTACCCCTGCTGGGTGTAAATTCCTGCACTGGTATCCCCATCGCCCGCAACTCAAAGATCAGCGGCGCTCCCGACGCTTTAGCCTCGACTACAAACGCATCCGGCTCCCACTGCTTATAGTGGTTAAAGGCTTTTTCCTTTAACTCTGGGAACTCCATCCGGCGTTTAAAAGAATCAAGCAAAATAATATTAGCGTCATTAGCGTTCTCGTTAATGTAGAAAACACCCCAAGTAGTACATGCAGAGTAATCTGCCCGCTCTGTTTTTAGGAACGCGGTATCCCAACTCTGGATAACAAACTCGCACTTAGGTGGATCTTCGCCTTTCCATTCCTTCCACCACTCCCGTTTAACAATTGCCCCTTGCTCTGAGGTTGGGCTTTGTTGATACTGGGCGTTCCATTTTGAGACTGGGAGTTCTGATCGGAGAGCTTCTAGTTCCTCCAAGCTCCAGAATTCAGGCCATAAAGGTTTATCGCTGGGCAGTATTGCGGGGAAGTCGATTACCTCCCACTCGTCATTCCCGTCTTTCTCTATAGAGGACTGGAGAATCCGGCCCGTAAGATCTCGTTTGGCCCAGCGGGTCATTACCACGACAATAGATCCTCCAGGCTGAAGACGCTGCCTAGGTCCAGAGGTGTACCACTCATAGACCTTATCAAAGACCGACGCATCCCCTGCGGCCAAAGCCGCCTCTTGCTCAGAGTGAGGATCGTCAATGATAAGTAAATCCGCGCCCTTACCAGTCACAGTACCCCCTACCCCGATAGCAAAATATTCCCCATCCTTATTAGTAGACCATCTACCTGCGGCTTTACTGTCCTGCCTAAGATTAACATTGGGAAAGATCTTGGCGTACTGTTCACTTCCCACAAGGTTCCTAACCTTACGTCCAAACCCCACCGCAAGGTCAGCCGTATTAGATGTTTGGATCACTTTTTTATCAGGGTACTTACCCAGGAACCAAGCCGGAAGTAGGTAACTGGCGAACTCAGACTTTGTATGCCGGGGTGGCATATTCACAATCAGGCGCTTAATCTTCCCCGACGCAATCTCCTCAAACTTCCTAGCCATTACCTTATGGTGCCTACCGTTTATAAAACCCGGCCACATAGAGTGAACAAACTTCAAAAAATCCGCCTGCGCTTCTTCCCTGGTCAAAGAAGCCCGGTACTCATCTAGCTCATCAAAGAACGCCTCCTGCTCATTTACAGGCAAAAGCTCTATCGCTCTACTAATAGCGTCAATGTTCATATGTTACGCATAGATAAATAACTAGGCCGAACACTGCGGGCGCTCTTACTCACCCGCTTACATATCCCCAAATCACAAAGCTTCTTAACCACCCTATGAACATTCCCCCGCCCCTTATCCCCTGTCTGGTACATGATGTCATCTATAGACGGCCCATACCCAAAGTTCTTCCAGTACTCATCTATCACCAAAAAAACCGTCCGCTGCTTCTCCGTCATAAGGTACTCCTTCTTCTTTACCACATAGGGCTCTTTAGGATATAACAACTCTAACACCTGTTATAGTTCAAAATACGGCCAATAAATGATGGGTGTCTCCATACCAAGGTAAGTGCCCTCTATATTAAAAGACACAAACTCTTGGGCATCATCAAAACTCATCCCATCCCTATCCATCAAGATCTGAATAATGTATTCCCCATCATAAACAAGCTTCTCAACCAAAGCCGCCCCTCCTCCATTAGGAACCCAAATTTCAGTCTTGCCAGCAATAGCCTCATCGTATCCATCAAACTTTAACATTTGCATCTCCAAATTTAACTATAACACCTGTTATAGTTTATTTAACTCTAACATCTTTATCTCCAACTCTAACACCTGTTATAGTTCCAAAAAATATATACCCCCCCACCCTTTTTGTACCAAAACACAAGGGGGGGCTATTCGTCAAAATCATCCACTATCTCTGATTCTGGTAATGTTAGGGGGTGGCCCTGTTTTGGCTGGGATCGTTTGAGTGGAATAGTATGTATAGGCTCCCCTGTGCCCGGCTGGCCCGATAGCGGGGGTGCCCCGGTGGTGGGTCCGGCCGGATGGCCCTCGGTGCCCGATTCCTGGGTTTCGCCCGCGTTTGCCGGGTCCGGCTTGCTCGATCGTATCTCGGCC